AAAGGCAATTGATTTTTGGTCATTAGATTGGGCAAAGAAAAATTATTATGATGTTCTTGCTAACAGAGGAACCCATGTTGTTACTGTAGTAGGTAATCATACTTCTTACTACAAGAATACTCTTGGTATTAATGCAATCAATCTACTGCTTCAACAATATCCAAATGTTGAGCTGATCGATAAACCTGAAACTATCGAGATAGGTGGTCTTGATATTTGTTTCATTCCTTGGATCTGTGTAGATAATGAAACAAAAACCTATGATGAAATTTCAAATACAAAAGCAAAAATTTGTATGGGGCATCTAGAACTATCTGGATTTGAGGCACATGTAGGATACTTTATGGATCATGGTATGAGTCGTGATGTATTTTCTAAATTTAAGAAAGTATTCTCTGGACACTTTCATCACAGGTCACACTCGGATAACATCTATTACCTAGGCAATCCTTATCAAATGTATTGGAATGATTTTGGTGATACTAGAGGGTTCCATATATTTGATACGGATACTACCCAGTTAAAATTTATTAAGAACCCTTTTAATATGTTCTCTAAAATTTACTATGATGATTCTGCAATAAATCCTGATACAATTGATGAGAAACAATTCACTAATAAATTTGTGAAACTTATTGTTGAAAAGAGAACTAACTATTATGCATATGATGGTTTAGTTGAACGTCTTTATCAATCAGGTACTCATGACCTTAAAATTATTGATAACACTCAGGAAATAATTAATCCTAGTGGAGATATTGAGGTTGAGGGAACTCTATCTTTCTTAGAAAACTATATGGAAGAGATTGACTATGAAGATAAGGACACACTTAAATCAATCATTGGTTCCATTTACACAGAGTCGTTGCAGTTAGAATAATGTATATACTAACCGTTAAGGGAAAAGAAAACGAGGGAGCGTATGCTCCCAGTTTTAATAGACAAAACATTTTGTATATGTTTACTGATGAAGACGATGCTGAACGGCATTCTGGTCTTTTAGCAGCAGATGATTATCCTGAAATGGTCGTAGTAGAAGTAGACGACGAAGTTGCCATTCACCTATGCGAAGAGAATGGTTACTCATATTGCATAGTAACACCTGACGACATTATTATTCCACCCACATCAGATGATTGAATTTAAAACTATTAGATGGAAAAACTTTCTCAGTACTGGTAACAACTTTACTGAAGTAAAATTGAATGACTTTAACAAAACTTTAATTGTTGGAGAAAATGGTGCAGGTAAATCAACAATCCTAGATGCATTGTGCTTCGGTTTGTTTAACAAACCTTTCCGAAAGATCAACAAACCTCAACTTGTCAACTCAATTAATCTTGCAGATTGTAGAGTTGAAATTAACTTTACCATTGGTAAGGTTGATTGGCAGATCAATCGAGGAATGAAACCAGGCATATTTGAGATTTTTAAAAATGGAGTACAACTAGATCAAAGTGCTTCTGCTGCTGACCAACAAAAATGGTTAGAGCAGAACGTATTAAAATTGAACTTCAAGTCATTTACTCAAATTGTTGTTCTTGGTTCATCTACCTTTGTTCCTTTTATGCAGTTACCTGCTGCTGGTCGTAGGGAAGTCATTGAAGATATCCTAGACATTAGAATTTTCTCTACCATGAATACAATCTTAAAGGATCGTGTTAAAGAAAATAAAGAAGCAGTGTCTGATATTGACTATGCTATTTCTATCCTTAAAGAAAAAGTGGATGTTCAAAAAAGATTTATTGAAGATCTTAAAAAACAGGGAAAGGACAATGTAGTTCTATGGGAAGATGAAATCACTAAAATGGAACGTGACATTGAATCTAATCAACTTGAGTTAGAACGTTACATGCGTGACATTGATACGATGACACATCAGATGAACCAATTTTCAAATCCTCAAGAAGAACTTAATAAATTAAATGAATTTAATATTAAGTTTAGATCTAAGATTAAAGATATGGAAAAAGAAATTAAATTTCTAACATCTAATGATGTGTGTCCTACATGCAATCAAGATATTACTGAGGAATTTAAGAGTGCAAATATAGGAAAAGACAGCGATAAGATTAACAAACTTAAACTTGCTTTGACTGAAATTAGTACTAAGGAAAAAACTTTGAGTGATTCTTTACATCAACGTAATTCTATTCAGAAAGAAATAACTCAAATTCAAAACAAAATTAATAATTGTTTTTCAACAATCAACTGGAAACAGGAGAAGGTGAAAGAAACTCAAAAGAAAATTGAATCTCTTAAAACCAATACCGACAATGTTGATAGAGAACGTGATAACATGAAAACTTTTATTGTTCAAGGTAAAGGTCAGGAACTTCAGCGTCGGGTACTTTTAAAAAGATCAACCGAGTTAAAGATCATTGCTGATATTCTTAAAGATGGTGGAGTTAAAAGTTCGATCATTAGAAAGTATCTTCCTGTGATGAACACTCTTATTAATAAGAACCTTCAGGAACTTGAATTCTATGTCAACTTCAATCTTGATGATACGTTCAATGAAACTATCAAGTCACGATTCCGAGATGAGTTTTCTTATGCTTCATTCTCTGAAGGTGAGAAGATGAGGATTGACCTGGCACTTCTGTTCACCTGGAGAGAGGTTGCTAAACTTAAGAACTCTGTCAACACAAACATCCTTATCTTGGATGAGATCTTTGATAGTTCTCTAGATGGAAATGGTACAGCGGACTTCATAAATATCCTCAGGACTGTTACCGATGGTAACAATGTGTTCGTGATCTCACACAAAGAGGACATGCTTCACGATAAGTTTGATAATGTGATACAGTTCAAGAAGGTTAAAAACTTCTCTAAACCATTTCAGACCAATGGCACAACTACCTAACTGGCAACACCATTCTAAGAAGGACAAGCATGGTAAGGGTACTTGCAAGGGAAGAATCCGTGCAAGAAAACAGTCCCTTAAACACTTTAAAAACTGTCACAAGACCTCCCGTAAAGGGGGGTCTTTTTTTGTATACTGTGTTCAGTCCTGAGAGGTTCCATGAAATTTGAAATCAAAGAAACTCTTGCCAAACTTCTGGCAACTGAGAATCTGATCGTTGAGCACCGTAAAGTTGGTACTGCATCTTTTGATGTAGACCGTCGTGTCTTGACACTCCCAATGTGGGAGAAAGCATCTAATCGTGTTTATGATCTTTTGGTTGGTCATGAGGTTGGACATGCATTGTATACTCCCAACGAAGATTGGAAACAAGGTGAGTATATCGATGTTCCCATGGGGTTCGTTAACGTTGTTGAAGATGCTCGTATCGAGAAACTGATGAAGCGTCGGTATGCTGGTCTTAGTAAAACTTTCTACAAAGGATATCAAGAACTTCATGACGAAGATTTCTTTTCTGTAGAGGATGAGGATATGTCTGCAATGTCATTAATTGATCGTTTGAATTTGTATTATAAAATTGGTGCATATTATATGATTCCTTTTTCTTCCGATGAACAAATTTTTGTTGATCGTGCTGGAGAAAATGAAACCTGGGAAGAAGTTCTTGAATTGAGTTATGACATCTTTATGTTCCTTAAAACTAAAAATGATCAACCAGTACCTAAGAAAATTAATTTAGAAGATCTTAATCAAGATCAAGGTAATGGTGAAAATAATGCTCCTATTGATCTAGAACCATCTGAGATGCAGCAAACCCCTGTTGTGGACGATTCTGAAGGGGTCTCAGATGATGCTGACATCGATGATCCTATGCAAGAAACACCTAGTAATAATGCTGGTGGTAATAAAGGTGGTAACGAATTTGAATCTAAGACGGATAATGCTTTCCAGGAGAACCAAGAAAAACTCATCAATCAATTTGCTCTTGAAACTTCATATCTAAGAGTGCCACAGAATATTAATCTTGATCGAATTATTATTGATTGTAATCATCTTCAACAATACATTACTAATTTTTATGAGAGTGACAGTTGGAATTCTTCTTATGATGCAGGAGTGATTGTGGAGAACCAAGAAGAATATAAAAAATATAAAAAGAATGCTACCAAGGGTGTTAACTATTTGGTTAAAGAATTTGAAATGAAAAAATCTGCAGATGAATATTCTCGATCCTGCGTATCTAAAACTGGTGTTCTAGATTGTACCAAACTTCATACCTATAATTTTAATGAGGATCTTTTTAAGAAAGTCACGGTGCTTCCTGAGGGTAAAAACCATGGTCTAGTTTTTATTCTTGACTGGTCTGGTTCTATGACAAATGTCCTACATGATACGGTCAAGCAACTTTTAAATCTTTTATGGTTCTGTAAGAAAGTTAATATTCCTTTTGAAGTTTATGCTTTTACTTATGAGTATCCAGCTGGAGATACAGATTATGATGAGGATGGTAACTTAAAAGAAATTCAAGACCTTTGCGTTAATGACTTGTATTTGCATAAGTCATTTCGACTTCTTAACCTCATGTCCCATACTCGTTCCAATTCACGCTTTGATCATGATTGTTTGAACTTGTGGCGGTTGTCAACATTTAATCGTTTCCATGGAACTAGATTGATACCTAATGGTTTGGGTCTTTCTGGTACTCCTCTCAATGAAACCCTAATTACTATGCATCATATCCTTCCTAACTTTATCAAAGAAAAAGGAGTTGATAAAGTTAACGCTGTGTTTTTAACTGATGGTGAATCTAATGGTCTTGGTCGTATTACTCGTATGAGTGAGAAGTATTATCCAGATCGTCCCTTTAGCAAAATTTCTGTAAATGGTGGTTGCCAACTTCGTGATATTAAAAAAGGTCGAACTTACAAAACTTTTAATGAGAACCATTGGGAAACTAGTGCAACTCATACGCTTCTCAAAAATCTCAAAGATAATTTTCCTGCTGTTAACTTTATTTCTTATCGTATTATAGAGACACGTGAGGTTTCTAGTATTCATTACTATTACACTGGTGATTATACTGAACTTTCTAAGAAAAAATGGTTGAAGGAACGCTCTGCTATTTTAAATACTACAGGTTATGATGCCATGTATGCCATTGGATCAACTTCAATGAATCAATCAGATGACTTTGAAGTTGCTGAAGATGCAACCACTGCACAAATTAGATCAGCATTTAAAAAGTCACTCAAGTCCAAGGCAGCAAACAAGAAAGTTCTTTCTTCCTTTGCGTCAATGGTCGCATAGTAAACTGTCACAGGGCAGAGTCACTCTGCCCCACTCTGCCCCTATACTAATCACATCAACACCAATCAACATTATGACACGCCAATCTCAAGTAGACATGATTCAACTCTTCTCATTCATCGAGAAGAACTTTGGTACTGAAGTCGGTACTGATGCTATTAAAGCAGGTGCTGATCACATCGGGTATTCATATGCCACGGTTGTCAACCGTATGGAACCCTACAAAAGTGGTCGTGGTAAATGGAACCTGACCATTGAAGAAACACGTGAGCAACTTGAAGAAATGGTTCATCAAGAAGTTTTTGTTCCTGTAAAGGATGAGACCTTTGTTCCTTTTGGAAACTTTGCTGATGTGAAAAAGATTATTAAATCAGGTTTGTTTTATCCAGCATTCATTACTGGCATGTCTGGTAATGGTAAAACTCTGTCTATTGAGCAGGCATGTGCTTCTCTAAATAGGGAGATGATTCGAGTAAACATCACCATTGAAACTGACGAGGATGATCTTATTGGTGGTTTCCGTTTGGTTGATGGTAACACTGCTTGGCATAATGGTCCAGTCATCGAAGCTTTGGAACGTGGAGCAATACTTCTTCTAGATGAGATTGATCTGGCATCTAATAAGATCCTGTGTTTGCAATCTATTCTTGAAGGTAAGGGCGTCTTCCTGAAGAAAATCGGTAAGTATGTAAAACCTGCTGCTGGTTTCAATGTATTTGCCACTGCCAACACTAAGGGTAAAGGTTCTGATGATGGTCGTTTCATTGGCACAAACGTTCTCAATGAAGCATTCCTTGAGCGATTCCCTGTAACTTTTGAGCAGGATTATCCAAGTGCTTCAATTGAATGTAAAATTGTTGAAGGTAATGCTCTTGATCTTGGAGTCGAAGATCGTGGATTCTGTAAGCACTTGGTTGATTGGGCAGGAATCATCCGTAAGACATTCTATGATGGTGGTATTGATGAGATCATTTCTACTCGCCGTCTGGTCCATATCATTCATGCTTACAGTATCTTCAATGATAAAGCAAAAGCAATTAAGGTTTGTCTGAATCGTTTTGATGATGAGACCAAGCAATCATTCCTGGAACTCTATGACAAGGTTGATGCTGATGTCAACATTGAGGTTGACGAATCTGAAAATCTCTGATAGTATGGTGTATGGTTAATTCTTGGTCCCTACTTTACGATGAACTAAACATGAGTGAAAAAACTATTGACATGATTACTTCTACTCCTTGGAAGTACAACGAAAACGAAATTCTACATGAACTTCGTGAATACATTGCTAGCACATACAAGCAGCACTACTCTGCTGGTGATGATAAAATTCAGACACTTGATCTGATTGAAGCATGTGGTGATGGAGAAGCATTCTGCCGATCCAATATCCTCAAGTATGCCTCTCGCTATGATAAGAAAGGCACTGCTCGTCGTGATATCATTAAGATCCTGCACTATGCAGTTCTTCTCTTACACTTCAACGACAAAAATGCAAACCGTGAAACCTATCCTCAGTAATTATGAAACTATCTGACAAGACCAAATCTATTCTAAAGAACTTTGCTCAGATTAATAATTCCATCTATATTAGAGGTGGGAATACTCTTGCTACTATGTCAGTTACTAAGAATATCCTTAGTAGAGTACATATAGAAGAAGAGTTTCCAACCTCTTTTGGAATCTATGATCTTGCTCAGTTTCTTAACGGGGTTTCTCTTTTTTCTGATCCTGAACTTGAATTTGACAATACTTCTTATGTCACTATCCGAAGTGGTAGAACTAAGGTAAAGTATTTCTTCTGCGATCCTGATATTCTCATCACTCCACCTGAGAAGATTGCTAATCTTCCTAGTTATGAGTTTGAATTCCAACTTACTCCTCAGACCCTTGACTCTCTGATTCGTAGTGCAAGTGTCTATGGTCTTCCTGATCTATGTCTGGAGTCCACTGGGGGAGAAGTTTGTTTGGTTACTAAAGACAAAGACAATGACACATCTAACACCGTTTCTTATGTTGTTGGTGAATCTGAAGTTCCTTTCTCTTTCAATTTTAAAGTAGAAAATATTAAGATCATTCCTGGTAATTACAAAGTTGAAGTTTGCAGGAAAGCAGCACATTTTGTGTGTGGTGATCTAGAATATTATATCGCACTTGAACCTGATTCCACCTACGGTAATTGATCTATGAGTCGTAATGAATTTCTTTGGGTAGAAAAGTATCGCCCATCGAAGATTGATGATTGTATTCTACCTCAGAGTACAAAAGAAACTTTTAAAAATTTTGTGAAGAG